AGAATTAGCCGCATCACTTCCAGCATCTTTTGATACTAAACTAATAATAGCGCTACCAGCAGCTATAGTAATGTCGCCAGTTGGTGTTTCTTCTTCAACAATGAATTTGAAGTTACATCCATCTTCTCCAGTACTAGCAGTTGGTAATGTTATGCTATAAGCTCCTCCAGATGATTCGCACATAAACACCTTACCACTATCATCGTTAGTAAGGGTTATTGCAGCACCTACATATTGGACTTTATTTTTCCATCCAAATGAGGAAGCACTATTTTCATTTATATAATCAGCTCGCATTTTATACTCCTTCTAAGTTTAGTAGGTAATGAGTTTCTGGTAAAGAAACTTCAAGACCTGCTTCTGTTAGAATCATATCCTTACGAAGGTCTTCATCAGAAGACTGAACATTCGTAATAATGTGCGTGTCACGATTAACACCGTTTCCAACAAGTGGTCTATAAGATACGTGGTCAAGGTCGACAAGCTGTAAAAAGCCTGAAGCGAATCCACGGAACAGAGGTTCTTTTACAAGAGCCATGCTACCATGAATGGTATCAACCATCATAATCTTATGTCCAAAGCTACCTTCTTTTTCTGACATGTTGTACCTAAGAGCGGTAACATCATTGACAGCTGTTGAAGTGCCATCCATATAGGAACGATTTACAAAGAAATCAGCACCTAACTTGTTAAAAAATGTAATCACTGGTAGACTTGCTAAAGCTAGCTTTTGTTGTCCACCACCACGAGCAGGGTCATAAACTACTTCGAAGTCACTAAGTAATCTGTCATATGTCAATTCACTAGTAGCTGCACTTCTAAAATAAGGAGCACCAGAAGAGTATGACAAAGCTGCGTCATTTACTACTGCTGTTCCATTTTTTATAATGTGCCCAGATATTCCTTCAGAATACTGAATGCCACTTTGACTTGCACGTTGACCGAAAAGCATAGCTCTTTCGATATCTATTTTATGTTCCCTTAGCTTAAGGTTCCAGATTCGTTGCCATTCATCTGCGTATCCACGGTAACGTGTTGCACGAGAAGTATTGGACATTTCACAAGCTGTCTTAAAGATCTGGGTATAACCATAATCATTATCTAGCTCTTCTGACCATACATCTGGAGAGCCACTGCCCTCTGCGTATGATGTTCCAATAACTGTACACTTAGCGTTATCCGCACCTGTTTCAGCACCGTCAATAGCTGAGATAGTTCTTCCACTAAAAGTTGAAGTACTACCAGCATCTGTGACACCGCCTTCTACACGCACGATAATTGTCTCTGGTGAGTTACTTTCTGTGTAACCCACTGCAAATACCATTCCCTTTACAAGCCAATCCACGCTTGCGCCACCGGATGTATCAACTGAATAAGTTAATGTACTACCAGCTGCAGGAATCGAATGTGAACCTGCAAGCAAGAATGAGCGGTCTGTCATGGAGACTTTAGTTCTATCTTCTAAGAATCGAAACTGTGGGTCGTCCGTTGGAACCTTTGCTACTTTAGACAAATAAACGAAGAATGGAGATTCATCTGGGGCCAATTCTGCTACACGGTCGCTGAAATTAAACAGCCGCCTTGATGGAATAGTACTGCTAATAACCGCACCTGGGTCACCAACATTAACTATACCTGAATTGTATGTTGCCATGTTAAAACTCCTATTGTTTTATTTATAATATGTTACTTCTACTATTTGCGCCCATAACCCCTTTCCAAACATCTTCTATCTCATCTGGTTTTTTACCCTCTCCACCTTGCAGTACTCCTGCAGATTGTGGCGTAGACTGAGTTCTTTTAACAGCTTCTAGACTTTCGCCGCCTTGATTTTCAGGAACATTTCTGTGCCTTTTATAAACATCAACCAGCATTTCTAACGGCACATCCTGTCTTGGTTGTGTCGCAAACTGTATAAAGTCGTTAACCTGATTTGGGTCATTAATACCATACTTAGAAGATAGTTCTCCTTTGAGGTTATTTACCGCAACAGTCTCTTGTATACCCTTCATCTGTTCTGAAACAGCTTGGTTTACAAGATTCTTTTGTTCCCGAACTCTCATCTCGTAAGATGCAGAGCCAGGTTTATAGTAGGCTTCCCATGGGTCGAATGAGTTCTCATCAAGAGCTTGCTCTTGCTGTTGAGGTTGCTCATTCACAACTTGTTCACCACTCAGAGTTCTTTTCATTGCGTCCACGACATCTGGTCTTTCTTTAAGCATATTGCCAAGTTTTTCAAGCTTCTTAAGCTCTCCAACCTCGCCATTTAACTTATCGAAGTCTGCTGATTTCTTGTCATACATAGATTGAAACTTTTTAGCTTCACTATCTTGACCAGAATCAGGAGATTCCATTTGCATATCGTTTGGCTCCTGAAAAGGCTCTGGGACTACGTCCTGTTGAGCGGCTTCTTCTTGTCTAAGGTTTTCTTCCATTATAAACTCCTTGATTTCTTTTAATTATTAGCTTCACCCTTTCGGATGTCTTTAAAAGCAGAACCAGTATGTTCCTCAAACGTCCTTGCGGACACCCTTCCTACTTTTTCTTTGCATCTTCTTTCGCAATACCCTCTTGCGCATCAACAACATTCTTCAACTTCTCGAGTTTTACCTTACTGTCAAACTTGACATCGGTAAGTACATCTTTCAGCTCAGACTTAAATTTTTGTGCTTCGACCTGCTTACGAGAATGAACATTCTCACGTTGGGCAGTTTGCAAATCTCCGCTTAAGTCTTTCATTTGCTTCTCAAGTTGCTGAATGTATCTTTGCATCTGGGCCATCTGCCCCTTGCGTTGTAAGACACCTTCTTTGTCAAAAATCTCTGATTTCTTCAGGACTTCGACATCATCTACCAGACCCAATTTAAACGCCTCAAGATACATCTGATACTCAGCGACCCTGTTTGACGGTAAAGTTGAACCTGATATTATTCTCACGTCATGCTGGCCAATAGTAATATCATTTTCTATTGTCTGCAATTCACGAGTTTTATCATCGTACATCTTACTATTGACTGTAAACTCAGTTAAGTCATTATTTGGTTGTACGATTCTAAAAGTTTTTTGGTAACTATAATGACCCTTTGCCATATTATAGATACACATACCTAATCTATTTAAACTTCCCTCTATATCCCTTAATTTAGATTTACCTCTTGACTCTCCCATTTCTGAAAGCATAGCAGTACCTCTAACTGTATCAGGAGCTTTTTCTTTAAAACCCTGCATAAGTTCGGGTATACCAAAACTTAAATCTATATAATGCTCTACTCTATCTATCAATGCGTAAAACTCTCCAGCTAATGATTGTGGGGCAGGGAAATGCGGTTGTCCAAATTCCGGGTTATAAGGGATGACTGCATTAGGGTTAGCCCAGTCTTTTTCCAACTGCCCCAAATCATCTACGCTACCCTCCGGAACGAGTAGCTTCAAGCCTGCAGAGGCTTGAGCATGAGAGAGAGTGAGAGAGAAAAGCTTGTTTAATAATCTCTGAGAATCCTTTACTTTGGAAACATCAGACTTTGGATATGGAGTATTTGTCCATATATTAGGAACTGGTACAATTGGATAACAATCAGTATTTAATATATTCTCATATAATAAAACATCTCCAACTGTACAAGTTATTTTAATTCTTGTTTGTGGGACTTCCACTAAATCTACCATACCTTTTTCTATTATTTCAGCATTTTGCTCTATAAACTGCATATACTGTTCTTCGTTTATAATAGATTCCTGCCCATCTAATCTGTTAAATATCCTATAAAAAGGAACCTTAACCTTTGTAAATCTTTCTAGTACCCTATATCTCTCAACCCTACTTATATCTCTACTAACAACTTCATCTGGAGTAAATGACTGAGAAGAGTTTTTCATCTGCGAGGATGGATAGTCTTCTTCATAAGTCATAGACTCTATAGTATCTATCTTTTCTGTTAATGTTGGATATAAATTTAACAACTGGTCTTTTGTAAGAATCGTAGATAGCATCATACCAGCGGCATCATCAAAATATCTATTCCTAGCTGCTGGGTCTACATAAACTCTAAATGGGTCTACATATGTGAATTTAACCTCGCCCCTCCCGTAATCTGCCTCTGGGTCAATGTAGGCATAAAAATATCCAAGCCCAGTTGTTGCATAATCATGCACTGCTTGCTTGAATTGGGTATCACCATCTGAGATATCCCAGATGTATTCTAGTATAACACGCCATACTAGGGCGAGTCTGTTGTCAGAATCTTCTCGACCTATAGCGCTGAACTTGGGAGAACGAGAAGATAACAGAGATTTAAGTTTTTCAATAGCAGCATATACTCTATCAATAACAAAGTCAGCTTGCCCAACAGATTGTAAGGCTTGTGACTCATCATTAGTATAGTGGTTACCGAGAAAGAAATCAATAGAATCTCTTGCTTCAGTATCCCAATCTACTCTACTGTCTCTCCACAGTCTCCAAAGTTGCTTATTAACTTCAGCAGGGTTTTGCTCCTGCTGTTCAATTTCTTGTATACTAGAAATAACTACACCCTCGTATTAAGTTAAATATTTTAGTAAGTAATTTAACACCAAAATCTTCTAAATGCAAGTCTTTTTTTAAAAAAATCATATTTTTTGTCCAGTTACCCACGATATAACAGATTTAGCGGTTAATTTCTTTTCTTTCTTTTCAACATAATCATCAAACTCATCAGCATCAAACTTTCTACTAAGAGGAGCTCTTGAGTGTACAAGCGCATACCATAACCCATCCAATAGGTCATCATTCTTTCCCTTAGGGAATTGAAACATTTCGTCAACAAGATCTTGATGTTTTCTTTTTATAAACATTTTACCTCTGTTTACTATAGGAGCAACTAAAGACTCTAACCTATCTTCTTTTCTTATACCAGTTGGCGGTCTAACTCCCTTAGCTATACCAGGCATCATCTTTCTATCTGCTCCAGATAATTGATTAACAGCATCTTTTATAATTCCCTGAGCTCCAACAAGTTCCACATTAGCTCTTTTAATAGGCATATATTCTTTAGCATAACTTAATATCTCAGATGGCATTTCATATAAAGGTATTCTTTCTCTAAAATAATCTATAACATAAACATTCTTATCACTATCCATACCTGCAACCATAATAACTTGGTAATCACTTCTCTCATTTGCCTCATAAGCGAGGTCAACGCCTATATAAACATTTACAGGAATAGCATCTTTCTTATCTATTATATACGCAAAATTGCCCTTAGAAACAAATTCTCCATCATAATTAGTTAACCTATCTACTTTAAACTTAGCATTCTCTAAATCCCTAGCCTCATTTAAATATTCTTGAGCAAACTTATGTGTTAAGCCTACATCCTGGAATCTTCTTCTTATTTCATTTAATTTCTTAATTGGGAAATAATTAGGCCAAAGAGCCATCCCATTATCAATAGCCTTATGATATATTACTTTCCAAGCATAATCCCTTTTTTCTTTCTTAGCCTCTTCATGTCCATCATATATTCCCTGAAGAAAAGAGTCAAAGTGAACTATTGTACCTATTAACCAGATACGCCCCTCATTTCCTTTTGAGTTTTCTAAGGCTGGTTCGACAGTTGACATAACCCATTCTTTAATTTCTCTTCTTCTATCAGGAGTTTTTGTATTTAACTCAGATTCAAAGTCATCAAGAATGATATTAGTATATCTTAGACCTAACTGAGAACGACCACGTAGTCTTTGACTTGTTCCCTTTGCTATAACTCTATCTCCCTTACTAGTGGTAAATTCTTTTTCAGTCCACTTTGAACCTTGTATATCTCCAAAATAATAATTAAGAGCCGGATTAATCTCTATATGGTTTTGAATGTACTTAATATGATCTATAGCCTGTGATTGTTCTTCTGCTACCCAAGCTATAAATTCTTTCTTACCTTCAGGATTAAAATAAAGCTTATGCATTAATGCTGTTTTTGCTAAAGTACTCTTACCATGACCACGTGGTAATATTATACAAACCCTATTTTCATCGTTATTTAATAAAATGTCGCTAAGCTCATACTGATAAGGAGCTGGTTGAGACTTCATAAAATCTTCAGGTAGAAACAGCTGCCCAAAGGTAACTATGTCCTTCCTAGCCATTTCTAATACCCTCTCCTTTTCTTTAAGGTTGGAGGATATTATATTAAATTCAGCATCTTTTTTGTTTTTTTGCTTAGCCAATCTTGTTCTGGTACTTCCTCAAACACTAGTTTGTTTTGCATCAATAAAGGCCCAGCTATATAAACCCAAGCCTTTGTTTTTAAATCATCACCATCAAATACATCTATAACTTCTCTTACGTATAAGCCAGTTTTAATTCCTTCATAGTTGTCATATGATTCTAAATCATAATTATCAACATCTATTAATTCTACTACAGCTCCACTACCTTCTTTATTTTTTATAAGAGCTGGATAATTTTTGTGACCTGGAAATACTAAAGATACATCCTTAACCCTATAAGTATCTCTACTCCCATTTCTTAGAGTTCCATATACAGCTAACTTATCCATTCTTCCTTATAGCTCTCTTCCTATACCATAAAAACTTTAATATCTCTGATTTAGCTTCACTGCCTCTAACGCCAGCAACAGATACTACTTGCTGCACTTCACCTTCGATTTCATTAATATGAGTTATTGTATCCCAACTAACATCATTCCATATATCATAATCTAAAGAATCTATCTGAGAGAATAATAAAGATGGTATAAATATTATAAAATACTTAATTTTTATTTTTCTTAGCATTCCTTCTTAATTTTCTATATAGCTTTATAAGTTTCCCATCATTATCACGTATTTCCAAATGACTATAATCTTCTGGCTCTGGTAA